ATTTTCTGATACCCCCCGCCACGCCGCCCACCTCCCACAGCGAACGGCGCGGCGCGCTATCTCAACTTGCGATAGCGTTGTAACCTTCCCAAGTCTGCCCAGTGTCGATGTATAGGTCTTGTTTAATCTCATAACAGTTTTGGCATTGAATCAGAACGACTTCACAGGCTTCTGCTGTTCCGTCCATTCCTTCAGTTGGCAAAACCGTTGTTCCAATGCGTTCGCCGTGTTTGTGTAACCCTGCTTGACATTTCGAACAAACATCTTCTTTCGATTCAGAAACGTAGCTCATCGGTTATCACCTCCTACGATTCCCACTGCCTACACTCTAATTGCCAGCCGCACGATTGGCAATGCCATCCATGAATTGGATAAAATCTCTCAGCTTCGATGCTTTCCGCAACCTGTCGGTAGATGCTCTCAGTTCGCCTGTGCCAGACGGTTGCGGCCCATTCCTGCGTTTCGATCAAAGGGGACGCCGCCTTCGTCACCTGGACGACCTGAGACGCCTCTATCTCGCTCAAAAGGGAATATGTTCCAAGTTGCAGGGAATATTCCATCATCTCGATTCCTTTGCCGCTCGACGTTTTGAATTCGATAATCTCTCGTCCCCATCCATGCTCTTGAATGGCATCAATCACCCCCACAACGGGGATATCGCCGATGTTGCCAAAATATTCTGATTCAACCTCCAGCACTTCCCCTTCGATTTTCCAGTCTTTCGTGAGTTGAATCAGCATGCGCTCGGCTCTCTCGATTTGCATCGATGGGGTCTCGGTTTTTGGGAATCGAACGACGGTTAATCCGTTCTCGACCTCGTCCATCCAGCTTTCCAGCCAAACTTTCATTAAATCCGAAATATGCCGCCGTCCGCTCAGGTATGCTGCAAATGCCCTGTGCATTGAGCCGCCGAATACGAGTGCGCTCCCGACAAACTCTGGGGGAATCTGCTCAACTCTGTCGAATTTGTATTTGAGTGGGCAGCTCATGTATTCTTTGACCTGCGAAACGCTAAGATGTGGTGTCGGTAGGTTCATTTTCAGCCTCCTGTTTTGCTTTTTCCATCCCTTCAATCACCTTCTGCGCTTGCTCTGAAGTAAGTTCGTGTAATGATTTATCGAAACGTTTTTTGATATTCTCTTGCAGAATTTTAGGTTTCCATTCCAACTCGTCGGATAACGCATAAATCTGTTTCGATTGTTCTTGTGATAGCCTATTATCGTTGTTGGGCGCCGGTTCTGGAGTGTCATCATGAAATAGCCCGATGCCAAACAGCGAAGCGCATTTCTTTAAAGCATCGCTCGTAGCCGATTTCAAACTATCACCCAGCAAGGAGTTTTTAAGCCGCTGTTTGTTGCCAAACTGTTGTTTGCTGATGCCAGATGCTGTCAATGTGCCTTTCACAATCGCCTCTGATTCGCTCGGAATGACCTCGGCAACCTCGAAGCTCCAATGACCTCCAAAAATTTCATTCAGTCGCTTGATAATCGTTGCTGTCTCCAAATATTCAAATGTTCGTCCGCCGGGCCCCTTCCGCCGCTTTATTTGAGATTCCTCGAAGGGTTTTTCAAGTAATTCTCTATCCATTGTTTCCTTTCAATCAAATCTTCCGCTTAGGTATCGGAAGATTCTGTATCATCTGTTTTGAATTGCGAAAAATTATCTTGTCTAAAAGCGGATAAAATGTTAAAATATATTTGCTTTTAGGATGGGATATGCCGTTTTTAAATACAAAAAGGCTCTTCCCTAAGATAGTTTTTCGTTAACTTTTTCCCTTCGCCCCGCCCCAAAGGATGAAGGGATTTTTTCATGCCCCAACGTTTTAGATCCCCCTGAACAGTAAACTCACTGTTCAGGGGGTTTTACAGGTTTGCAACAAAATGATTACTTCAACAACTTTTTAGGAATTGCCTTCGCGTCCTTCCGTATTTGTCGCGCCTCTTTAGCCGCCGCCTTCTTCTTCTCGGCATTCCGAGTGAAAATTTTCCGCTCGTAAAAATTTTTCTTCCGGACCATTGTTTTCACCTCACGTCATAATTATAACTGCTACATCATGCAAAAACAAGCACTGATTGGGGACAGTTCGGGACACTACTCGGGTTTAGGGAATATATTTTTCGCTCGTCGTACTGTTCTCCCTGAAACTCCGTAGAGATCCCCTACCATCTCGTCGATAGCCCGATGCAATTCATACGGATGCCTCTCGTGAAATTCTTCCCACTTCTCCACCATTTGCTGTTGAGTTGGCATCATTCCACTCGCTGCGATAATATAGAAGCTGGAAACATCTGTCAATCCTGTTTTTTGTATGAGTTCCATTATTTCTGCTTTTGTCGTTTCTGGTATGATTGGCGTTAAATCTCTCATCTTATCTCCGGAAGAATCATTCGATAACGATTTTGCCAACGCCCTCGAATTTCTGCTAATTTTCCGCGCAAGGCTTTTGCCTTGGGAACGTGCTTTGGGACGGTGAAATCTTCATATTTCTTAATCAAATTATTAAAGCGCGTCAATGCTCTCTCGTTTTTCCCTTCGATAATCTGTGGTTTTCCAAGCCGAATCAAATTCTTGCACTGAGACCAATCAGCATTGTCAATTGCTGCATCCAACATTTTTACAATCTCGCTCGGCGCTTTCGTTGGTAGCTCCGCCAGCAGCAGGTTATATTGCTGAGTTTCAGAGAATAAATTTATCATTTTGTCCAACTTCACCTCGACCGCTCTTTGTCCTTGCCACACTGCTTTTTCACCGGGAAAGCGTAGGTCTTCTGGCGGTTCTGGTATCTCGACATCGTCTTCGTCGGTTTCTTTCTCCAACATCTCAAGCTGTTCATCAAGAATTTGTGCGCCCATTTCCATCGTCTCATTCAGATTATTTAATTCAGCGTCAAACGTAGCTTTCAGTTCTGATATTTGCTTTTGCTTCCCCTCAGCACTCAAATCACGGTTCTGTCTAATTTCTTTTGATTTCTCACGCCACGATTCCAACAAAACAGATAAATCGTGCGGCGCATCCTCCATCGAGTTGATTTTGGGTTCATAGCTATTTACCAATCCTTCAAAGTCTTTCGGCATCGTCTTCAGCCTCCTTTTCTTTCAAAAAACATTTGTCTCTTAAATCTTCAAGCAGTTTATCATCTTGCGCAATTCCTGTCAGGAGATGTGCAACATCAACAATCGCTCGACGATATCCATGTTTAAAAATTGCTATTTCTCTTTCTCTTTTCAATGTTTTTTTTTCACTCATATTACCCTCCTTTTAAACGGTGATTTTCAGGATGTTCCTGCCAGTAAACATCACCCACGATGTAGATTTCCCTGTGGCGGTTTTAATTGGTGGGAGGATTTCACATTTCAGATAACTAGTGAACTCACTAGTTAAATTAGTCCCTTGCCCCTTCTTGATATTATAAAGATGCGTTATCAATGAAACTACCCCTTCTTCTGGCGTTCTGCCTTCCCAAAAATAATCTAATCCCTCAACATTCTTGAGAAGATTATAGTACGCCCCCCTCGTGCATCGGGCCGGGGGATTCATTTTCTGACGATTTTTGAATACTTAAACGGTGGTCGTACACGTGGTTTTCGATTCCCTGAGCGATCTTGTGGTGGATTACCGACCGACCAAACCTTAATGCCTTCTCGGGGCTCTGGATGCCGCTTGCAGTATTCGGCAACTGACTCGACGATTGTACCTCTGACAAGACCTTCCTTTTGAATGTCTTGTTCAATTTGCCTGAACAGTCTAAACAGCGATGGACAATACCGACATTCCGATGAAGGAACACCGGAACCAGTAATCGGACAACCGCCCTTTATCGGTGGGAATTGGTATCTCGTGCATTTGACGTGATTGAGACCATACAGATTCCCCGCCGGTAAGGTTTCCGCGCCAACTAAGGAAAATGACAGAGCGATGATAGGGTCGATTTTCTTGGCGCCGCTTGCTTTCTTTAGCCTCATACCACGCTCAGTTTCAACCACAACAGCATTCAACGCCGCCGCGCGTAAGTCTGGGGAAGGATAGGTTTCAAGTTTGCGCTCTCTAATCGACGAAAAAAGAGAAGTGCCAGCACACGTAAGGTTACCCGAACTTTGTGCGTATTCCGTAACCTTGATTCCAGCGCGCCGAAGCCTCTCCGCAGAGCGTGCAAAATTCCAGGGGTCACTGATTGTTTCAGACAAATGAAATCGCTGAGCTAAATCCAGGATATAATGTTCAACATCCGACAGATTCACCGGCTTTCCAGGTTCCGGTTTCCAAATCCGATGGTCAACTATGCGGAATTTGTTCTTAGGTAGTTTAGTCGAAACCACAACAGCAGACAAGTCATTTTTAATTCCAACGTCAACGCCAGCAACTACGCGCAACGAATTTTGGGAATCCATAGGCGTCAAAGATTCAATTACGCAGGCATCCCATTCAGCAGCGGAGACAAAACTCTGTTCGGATGACGTAAATTGACACAAATGCAGGCGGCGGAAGGCAGACGGGGATAGAATGCTTTTTTGGTTCTCCAAGTATTTTGCATCGACCCAGCTTGAGGGGTTTGCTTCTTTCCATCCCTCATAACCGCCATCGACGCCCTCGAAATGCTTAAAATACATCTTAGGATTCTCAGGAGCTTGCTTCATTAGCTTCTGGAGAAGAGCTTCTTCGTTGTCTTCGAAGCCGCCGTAACTAATCAGGAACGATAACGGTTGTTTCCGCACTGGAGAAAAAGTTAGAGCACTCCACGCGCTATCGTCAATAAAAACCCATCCTTCATCATAAATTACAAGTGATGGGTTTAAACCATGCGCCGTTCGAAACCCAGCATCGGCCGCCAGCACCCGATATACACCGCCGGAGTGCGTCTCAATAGCGTCTCTATAGAAACGACAAGCCGACGCCAGCTCAGGATTAGCTTTGAGTAGCAATTCAGCTTTAGCAAAAATAATGCGCGCTTGGTCCCGATCGCCAGCAACAGAATAGATTTCAGGCGGCGCGTCATCGTCACAAAAGAGGAGCTGATGAGCTGCTAAAACTGAAGTCATGAAACTCTTTCCGTTTTTCTTGCCGACAATGACTAACCCGGTGTTGTACCGCCGCAAGCCTTCAGCATCTTTGGTAAGAAATAAATCATTCCAGATGTCCTTTTGCCACTGCTCCCATGTCAACATTTTCCCTTGTTCTGTAATAATTGGGGGTTTTTGCACAACCCCTCGAAAAGGTGCATTAAGGGAATCAAGTGGTCTGGTGCAACTCCGAAGTAATCTGGATTTGGTCTAATTGATGAATAATCTCATTCATATTGATGGACTCCGGTTTCTTACTGAACTCGTAACGTCCTAAGAGATTGATATGCTGCCACGCTACCGGAGAGATTCGCTTAATCATATTGGCTGCCTGGACGTCACCGGTTTTTTCTTTGTAAGCTAACAGGTTTGACAAGATGGTGGCATTGTAATAGATGATACAGTTAGTAATCAAGCGAGCGCATTCCCCCCAGATTTGCTGTTCATATTCGTTTTTGAAGCGCAATTTCCCAAAGTTAGCGTATGATACTGCTCGGCGTAACTGATGGTAATTCTCGCCCCGATTGAGTGCTTTTTGGACGTTACTGCGAAGTGGGGGGGAATCAATGTAATCAAGTAGATAAAGGCTTTTGATGATGTTGTCGTATTCCCATAAGGCTCGTCTGGTTCTGTTTTTGCGGGCGTAGTTACTCAGTTTGCCAACGATAATACTTTGTGTTGTCGTTTTTAGAGCCAGTGACACCATGATACGTTGGATATTCTCCCATTCTGGTATGATGAGATTGTGGTTGATTTTTCGGATTGGCTTAATTAGTAAGTCACCGTACTGGCTGGGGTGTTTGAATCCATAAAGGGAGTCACTGACTTTGTCGTGTATATCCTTGTATCGTGGGGCAAATTGGTAGCCGAACAAGTGGAGGATGGCAAAATTTACCTCATTGGTTCCGTGAGTGTCAGTGGAATGCACTTCAGGTTGAACGTTGGTCGTATTATTGAACAGAATATCAAAGACATAGTGGCTTTCATGGTCATTAGCGCCAATAACTTCAGCATTGAGTGGGACATGATTAGCCACCAAAGTGTAGGAGACGACTCCTTTTTTGAGTCCGAAGTATTTGGACGAATAGCGTGCATTAATGGTGGGAATTTGGGTTTCAAATTTCTGTCCATCACTACTAGAATGTAGTGCGTCCCCAAGATTATAATACTGAAAGATAGGTAGCTTTGCGATGGCATTGCTGATGCGGTCATTCACCTCGGAAAGCGTCTCGAGACGAATAAAATTATCCGATACGGCGGCAAGCTTGTGGTATCTGAAATCGGAGATGTCGCTCATCTTAGAAAGCCCAGTATTGGTTCCCCAGGCGACAAGACATGCGGTAATAGCACGGTCATCCGCTTCCTGTTTGGTGTAGCGCCCAAGGATGTGAGAAAAGCCTTCCATAAATTGGCATTGCTGATTGACGAAATGCATCATATCGCTGATGTCCACCTGTTTGAGCGCATCGAACAAGGGGTGGTTGACGGGTTCACTGCTACGGGGATACTGCAAGGTCCAATGAACCTGCTGGCCGCGTCTTTTGATGTTCAAATGCTTGTTCTCACCAGAGGAGATACGCTCATTGACAACAGCAATGCGTTCTTCAAGCACTCGCTCAAGATCTGCCAAGTGGTCTTGGATGGGCTGTTTTAGGATAGTCAGGTCGGTTAAGTCAATTAGCTTTTCCTTCTCCTGCCATTTCTTATCGTCGATAAGGTCGTCTTCGAAACTTCGGAATCGAACACTGTCACGGCAGAAGATATCTCCCGCCAAGAGACCGTTATGCAGTAAACGATAGACCAGAAACTCATAGCGGTCAACAAGGAACTGTTTCCGTCCCTGAGAATCTTGTCCGTAAAGGTAGCGCTTCGTGTTTGCCGGTATGAATCTTGTCGGAAACGTGTCGGGAGGATATTGTCTGAGCGACTTTCCTTTCTGAAACATGGTCTTCAGAAAATGAACCGCTTCAATGAGTGCATTCTGTCCCAATGACGCATCGAAATCGACAGCGCTAAGAACAGGCCGCAAATTGCGTTTAAACTGATGGGATAGTTTATCGATGTGTTCCCACTGAAAGGCCGTTTCGTCGAATCTGGCATTGGTGGTAATATGGTCTGCGATGACATCGAGCTTCTGACGCTCAAGAATTGAAAACGCTTTTGCCTGGACTTTTGAGAAGGGTGTATTTTCCGAGATACTGTCATCCGTAAACAGTTTCAGCACTTGCCCTGCCTTTCGTAGATTTTCGTTCCCCTCGGTTCGGAATTCATACACACGTTCCTTGGCAGCCGCTTTGGCCTCATCAGCGTACTGCCTAACGTTATAAATCAGGCTGTTGAGAAGATTGTCATGGAGTCTCTGATAGCGATGATAAACAAAACAGATGAGATATAGATAAACGAGAAATTGATCAAATCGCTTTAGTCTGAAGACGGAATAATACGTTACCAACGAGGCGTAGTGTTTGATACTTTCATTGGAAATTAACAGATTGGGTAATAACTTTTCGGCAAGGCGGTACAAGTTATGTATCTGTTCGCCACGATGAATTTCGCGTTTGATTTCACCTAGGCTGAAATCTTTCGGTTCACGCTTGAGCAACGTTATTTCATACAATCCTTGTGAATCAGAAAGCAAGAGATTTAATGTCTCTTTATCAGGGTCTTGTAGATGATGACGCACAAGGGTTGTTAAACGGTCTTGTTCCGAGGTCAAAGCTCTTCCCACTGTATCTTGCAGAGAACTGTATCCAAGAGCAACGATACGATGTTCTTGAAGGTAATGAATCAGTTGTTGGAAAATATAGACCGGTTTACTGCAAACCATGGCAGCCTGCCGGGCTTTTGTCTCCAATGCCTGCCGTTGCTCTGCATCGCAGCTCCGATAGTTGGTAAGTTGTAGTATCAAGCGTTGATGTTTTAGTCGGGTCCGCTTATTAATCGTACTTTCTAGATCTATCTTTGTATTGTTAAAATACTGTTGTAGTATATACTGGACATCTTCCTCCGCCTCACGGAGATTAAAGGTGAAAAACAGGTTTTTGGCTTTGAAATATCCCAGTTGCAAAATAAAATATGTCTGGGATTTGACGGAACGTAATTCAGCCAGCAACTCTTTCTCTGGCTGGGATAAGGAAAAATATTGCAGACGCTCTTCAGGTGTGAAGCGAGGTCTTCCATAAAGAGCTTGTATTTCATCATCACCCAGGATTCTAAGACGCCTTAGCGTCGTGTTCATTGCATGCTTAATGCTTCCCTCCTAATAGGCGGATTTATCTATGGTTATCTGCGGTGACAAACCCGCCTGTACGCAGATAACCATCATGTGAGTGGACAAGCTATGTTAGCCTCAGAAAGTAGACTGACATGGAGCTTTCAGGGTCTGGTGCATTATTATACCATTCTCATGTCGTTTTAGAAAGAATGAAATAACTTGATTTACCCGTACTTTGGTCTGTCATGTTACAAAATAGAGGATTCTGTATCAGAATACCAGTAAAACATATCTGAGTAAGGCACTTCTTGAGGTTTTTCCAGTATAATTCTGTTACACTACTTCAATCAAGTGTAACAGGGAGATAAACTGTGAAACTCTTCAATGAACATGGACAGCGTAAATATCTTAACGCTGCCGAACGGAAAGCCTTTAAGAACGCAGCAGAGAAACAACCCCGTGAAGTACGTACTTTCTGCTTAGTGATTTACTATACCGGTTGTCGCATCTCAGAAACTCTTGCTTTGACACCCGAACGGATTGATTGGGAGGAGAACACCATCACTTTTGAAAGCCTCAAAAAGCGGAACAATGGTGTTTTTCGCTCTGTGCCAGTTCCATCGTCTCTGGTTGATATATTGGACCTGGTACATGGACTACGCCAAGCCGCACCGAACAAAAGACTCTGGGCATGGTCCCGTATGACAGCTTATCGCAAGGTGAAAGCTGCTATGGAAGTTGCTGGGCTTGATGGTGTCAAAGCTACTCCAAAAGGTTTACGTCATGCCTTTGGGGTTGCATGTAATCAAAAGGGTGTCCAGTTAAACATGGCGCAAAAATGGTTAGGTCACGCTGACATCAGAACAACAGCGATTTATTCTGATGCCGTCGGACAAGAGGAAAGAAATGTAGCAGAACGGTTATGGGAAGATGAGTAAGGAGTAATACGATTTTTGTAGAAGCCGGTGATGCTTACTGTATGGTTGGTGATAAACCTATGTCTAAAGCATCACTGCTTCTATTCTAAAATGGTTCTGACCGCTTGATTCCCTTAATGCACCTTTTCGAGGGGTTGTGCAAAAAACCCCAATTTGTTCTCGACCAAAGCTGACTATACCAGCTTCGTCTTTAGTGCCGAATTTGTATTCTTGGATTTTCTCGTCTGAAATCATAAATTTAACCCCGCGGCCAATTGAGCGTTTTTGTTTCGATTTGCCTTTATGCCCTACGCCCCTTTGCCCTCTTTGCTTTGCATCTGATTTGCTCGCGATGCTATGTCAAATACCTCCGCGCCAGTTCGCATCATACGACGCCGCGCCTCTGGTGATAAACCAAGCGCATCACTTACACGTAAAATGTAATTCCGCGTCTGGTTCTCATACTGCCTCACCGGATGCGTTGTGACTTTGCCTCCATCAATAGCAAACTCACCCGCAACCGCATAGTAGATTCGTAATAGCATGATAGTACAATGAGACCGTATCAATTCGCCAATCAGTGGCAAGTCTATTTCCCCCAGGTGTGGGACCTCTGCCAAGGCCTCTGATAATTTGGCAGCGTATCTTTCAAGAATCACACAGTTCTCGCCATCTGCGTAATGTTGACATATCGCTTTAGCAGCACACAAATCACAACGATGATGACCTTTCGACATGTAGCCGAAATAGTCATGCGTTGTTATGTGTTTCTCGCAATTAAGAAATGCTAATTTGTTAGCCAAAATCGTCACCATCCGATTTTAAAAATAGGTCGTACTTTTTAATTAAAAGATGTAATTTCTATTGTATCCCATCATACCAGTAAATTCAATCGAATTCCCTATTACAGTTATTTTCAGGAATTGTAAAAACTTCAACGAAGATAGACACAGAATGAGTTTACCCCAATTCCGCATCTACCTATAATTCCCAATATTCAGCTAAATGTAAGAAAAGCGACATTAAGCCGAAAAAGAAAGGTTGATTAAACGGCAAAGATGTTGTATTATCTACAACATAGGTTTAGAACCCTTCAAAACCTTCGCTCAGCCCCTCTTGGAGTGTGCGGCTCCGGGTGGGGCTTGCATCTTCCAGTATTGCTATTCCAACCCTTACCATCACATCCAACGTCCGCATAACGCGGCTTACATCACTCTTTAATTCCAAAGCCACATCAAAAAACTTCTCCAATTCCTCTGCCATGAATGGGCAGGGCATGGCATCATCTCCATCAACGAACACTACTGAAACGTTTGCTTTCATATTACACCTCCTCACCTTCGAGTAAGCCCGCACCTTTCAGCGCGGCGATAAGAAAATCAAGCTCAACAATAGCAAGCCTCTGATGCGTTTTAGGCTTGCGCACAATCAGTATCGGAATCTTTCCGTCCGTCTCCAGCGCATATTCTTTCAATTCTTTGAACCATCGGTCGATTTCCCAACGTTTCCGCAGCTTGGCATCGACACAGAACATATCGGAATCAATATCATTCTTTTCGTCTGTGCCTTTCATCAATGCCCTGGACGTTCCAAAGGCTTTGGCGATGTCGCGCTCAAATTTCTTCCAGCTCTTCTCAGGCATTCCTATATCTCCTCCCTATCAAGGTCTATTCTGAGTTGTTCTTTCCAATCATTGCTCAGCATCCGAATTGCGCCAGAAACTACGCCACTTGGCGTGGTTTTCTTTGATTTATAGGGGAATGCTTCTAACATTTCATTAGCCACATGCTGCTTTAAAAATTGATGTTCCAATGTCTCAGGTTCACCTTGCAACCCCTCAAAATCACATTTCGTACTGGGGTAATGACAGAAATGAGCACATCTGACTATGCCATGTTTGACAAAAATGTTTTCATCGCAAACGTGGCATAGTAGCTTTTTAAGCTCTAATTCCTCTTTGGGGCTTTCATGGTTACTAATCTCAATTATTTTTCCCCCATAAGATGCCGTTAGCATAGTTCCTCCGCTCCTTTCAGTATAATTATTTCGCCCAATCATTAGCAGACTTTGTCCCTTCAACTTCCCATTCTTTGTGTTGATTGAACTCAAATTCCGCCTTTGTTGCTTTGATTGCTTTCTCAATGAGTTCTATCGCTTCTTTTGGAGCATCACCACTCAAAAGAGTATTATGCGCTTTAGCACAAGCTCTAATTAGTTTATTGAAATGTGCCATTGACGCGTTATAAGCACACCGACGACCTTGAGCATGTCCCATATTACGAATAGCTTTTACCTGCGGAAATTCTTTCTTCCATTGGTAATAATACTCTTTGCATTGTCTCCAATATTCCGTACTGTCTTCCTGTGCTTTTCTGGATAACTCTGATATGCGGCTCATAATTTTTCCTTTCAATTTGTCAACACTATCCTTTCCTAATAGTGTTGTAAGGAAACTTTTCGTTAAGTTCCCGCATTGGGCGCCTGAAATCTCTCTCACCTCGTTTTAACCGGTTGAATCCTTTTTCAAGAGCTGTTAAGTATTCTTTTGCCGGGATTAAGCCATGTATCCAGTAATTATCACAAGGATAACCATCCGTTTCAGTTGCCCATTTTTTGTGCCAACTACTAATATCTCCCAAAAGAGAATTCGGCGGAATTGCTTTCCTAAGCGTCTGGATTTTCTCCATTATCTTCTCAGGGTGACAATCCCGTAAGCTCTCACGTTGCGCGGCTATTAAATCTAACTGCGAATGCAAGTCGATTAATAATAAGCTGAGGAAATACTCGGAATATCCTTTTACTTTTATCATTTCATTCCCCCTCCAAATGTGGTTTCGATAGTTGTCATTACTGGCTTAGAAAATAGACAAATGTTCTTATATATATATTAATAGCGAAATTAGTCTATTTTTTTCTCCACGTGGCGCCTGTGTTCTTGGCGATCTGTGACAGCGAAAATTGTCGGATTTTTTCTGCCGCGCCCTCCATGCTTGGAAATCGAAATACATCCCAGGGCAACTAATTTGTCCAACTCTCTACGCGTGTAATTTACATCCAGCTTGAAACTCTCAGCAACCTCATTCGCGGTAAACTCGCCACCTCCAGCATTCTCACATATCCACGTCCAAACTTCTTTAGCCTTTCCAGTCAGCTTTTCTGCCAGCACTTCTGGCGGCGCGAACGGATAGAACTCGTATTCAAATAATGCCTTCCAGCTTTTATAAACCCGGTGCGGATAAGGTTTCACGTTGGCGTTAAACAAGCGATAGATAACTTTGTAAATATCATCTTCACGTAAGAACCTGCCTTCGGTTTGCTCAATACTTGCGCGCTCTGTTTGGCCTATTTCAAGTTCCAATAATTCGTCTTCGTAGACATAGCGAATTAAGTCAAACTCTTGGTCAACAGAATAAAATTTAATTTTATCTTCTTTTGCTTCTATCTCCGACGCATCATAGTCGAACTTATCGTAAACAGCTTGGATAATAGCGTCTGGATGAAAGAAATGGCAGTTTGTTTCTATCACAACATCGAATCGACCTTTCAGAATATCAATTCCGATTAGTCCCCAGTGTAAAACCGGAATTTCTGTCAGCCCGTCCGGAATAGTTCCATCTTGAATTTCATCCTTGCCGATGGCAACCAACTTGCGTTCATGCCGATCGGCGATATTAGTTAGTATTCTGATTACGCGTCCTTTGGCAGAATCGAATCCAAGTGCACCCTCACCAAGCGAACAGACAATAACAATTCTTTGATTTTCATGCTTGTATAGCGCAAGGTCAAAGAATTCTTTTAGATTGGCTTGCAGATTGTCTTTTTCGCAGTCTCGTATCAGTCGATTACGACCTCCGACCACGTTAAGCATTTGGACAATTTTTACATTCTCACGTCTTACGTTCCATTTCTCACCAATGGTTTGAGAAACATCCTTCTTAACTTGCTTCTCGATGTAAGCTGACTTCGCCGTTCCAGACATAATGACGACGTTCTGATTAGACCGGAATTCCGGCGTCCAGCGGTAAATCATAGCGTCCTGAGAAATATCATATTTCACCGGGATGTTGGTATTGAGAATGTGGGATAAGTCCCAAAGTAGGTTTTTGGTAGGTCGTTTCTTATTATCGATGTGATATCGTGCTATTAGGTAGTCAGTTCGAGAAATATCCTGTTGAGAAATGCCGCCACTTAAATTTTCTGATAACTCATATTCTCTACGTGCTAACAATGCTTGTTCCAGACCTTTGGTCAACTCTGAAAACATCCAGATAGGGGCTTCGGTTTTGGACCCGCGCAGGATATTAAAAAGTCTTAGATTTGCTCTGAGTGTTTTTAGCTTCATCCGTACCGGATTTACCAAAGTAGGCATTTCATCAATGATAACCAGAGATCTCTCGTCATTGTCCAGGCTACGCAACTTAAAAAAGCTCTGATGGACGCCGCTATGTCCATGCGTTGCTATGAGAACATCCGCACTTTTGGCATGTTCCAATGAGAAAATATGTAAGCAATCTTTCATCCTAGTACATTTGCCCAGACAGTATCTTTGTTTGAATAGCTGTGAATGTCCTAAACCAAGTAGGAACTTAGCTTTATCCACAAAAGGACAATGTACTTTTTCATGAGATACTCCATAGAGTTGAATAGCTGTGACACCGTGCCTGACTTGTAGTTGATGATGCCATTCATCTCCGAGAATATGCAGCGGAATAACAGCTAATACTTTTTCGCCAGCTTCTACCATCTTGAAAACTAAGTCAATAGCCTTATAGGTTTTACCTAAGCTAATACCTGCTCCAATATGAACTAAGTTAGTTTTATTTGACTTTTCAAATGACAGTTCATCCATTTCTTTCTCCAGCCGATTCCGTCCTTCTTCCAAATTTATTCCAGGTAGTTTAGAAATGAAACTTTTCACAGTTAGAGAAACATAATCGCCGCGTTCGTCTCTCTCATATTTGGTATTGCTGCAAGTCGCTAAAGCATAGGTCAACATATCTCTATCAGTGATTCCTTCTTTTCGTAGTTCAGAAAGAAACGCCCAGTCAGACTTGGAAACATCATGATAATTCATCTTTCTACGTGCCATCGTAACGTATGGATGCCTGAGTGCCATTTTAAGGACGTTGTTTTGAGTGTTGGATAGTTGTGGTAAGGAAAAACTATCTGAGACACCTTTTTGGCGAACTGATGGAACGACAGAAGGTTTCTCAGAACTAACCTGCATAGAAAGCACATATTTGAGTAATTTATCATCTTCAACTCGTTTTGGTTCATCAATCCAGTAAGAAACCCTATGCGGTCGTTCCGATGTATGAGTACCTTTGACTGACTTAGTACCTACGACTTTGAATATGCGCGTAACATCGAAAACATTGGTGTCCAGCTTGACTTTGTCTCGCAAATTCTCTGGAATAACAGAAGAAACTTGTACCAGAAATGCTTTCAGTTTAGTTTCCCAAGATTCCAGATTGCCATTCAGTTCATATCTTGGAATAGGACACCACAAGGCAACGCCATTTCCAGACATAGCCATGGACGGCGATTCAAAGCCTTTCTGTCGAAACCACAGCTTGACGGCTTGGGCAGCATCAACAGCACATTGCATCTCTTCATCAGTTGTTGGTTCTTTCTGGTTGCCATTTTCACGAACTGGATCAAGGTCAATCGGAATAGTCAATACAGCTTCGATGTCTACTTTCCCAGCTTTGGCATGTTTCCTCTGATTCAAGCCAGCGTAGATATTAGCTTTACCGTCATATTGGGAACATACCTTCACAAAGTCTTTATCAGAATTGACCATGTCATCATACCGCACTTCGTCAGCATTTGTATCAATTATTCTAATTTCAACTTTTGAATGTCCTAACAGCTCATAAGTTTTTATAACATCTGATTCATTCATTTGTCCTTGTCCTTGTGAAATAGTCCCCGGCGCGGACGACGTTAAGGACAGGTACGCCGTCTTCTCCCTGCGCATGGGGCGCCGGGGATGGGGCAAAAAACCTTTACAGGTTAAACAATCGTTATGCTAATGAGTTGTAATTAGATTACAATATATTGTAACAAATTATACAACAGTCTGAATATAAATGCAAGGAAAATCGAATATTTTAATTTACTCTTGAAAAGAACGGCAACCTTATTGTATAATATATTACAATCCGTTTTAAGGGGGTATCTATGGTGCTACAAACAAACCTTTCTGCTATACTTGGAAAAAAAAGAATTACTCAAAGAAAATTCTCTGAGATGACCAAACTCTCTCCTGTGACAGTTCACGCCGTTTACCATAACAAATGGAAAGGTATCAAAAGAGAAACAATCTTGAAAATTTGTTCATCGCTTAAGGTCTCTGTCGCAGATCTCTTTGAAATAGAAGAAGATTGATTTTCTGATACCCCCCGCCACGCCGCCCACCTCCCACAGCGAACGGCGCGGCGCGCTATCTCAACTTGCGATAGCGTTGTAACCTTCCCAAGTCTGCCCAGTGTCGATGTATAGGTCT